TATAACGGAGTAAAGGTATCTAGCTATGAATGACATTGACTATGACAAATTGTCCAGCATGGTGGCAGATAAAGTCTCCAGCCAGATCGCTGAAAAGCTGATTCAGAAAACAACAAAGCTCACACTCTCTCGTCCAGAAGTAGAGGTTAGGATCGGTTTTGCTCCTGGCTCTTCTGCCGCCCGTGAAGTAATGAAGGATCCGAAGTTCCCTAAGCCTGACGCATTCTCCGAGAACGGGCGCGATCGTTGGTACACAAAAGACATTGACGATTACATGGAAAGCAAAAGACACGCCCGAGCCAAGCTCGCTATTTCAGCCGCTTAGCAATTTCTTCTGCGCTCGCTCTGTAGTATCTCTGGAGCATCTTTAAATCTTTGTGCCCCGTTTGTCTAGCAAGCGCCAGGACATCTAAACGGAGCGCCCCTGTTTCTGGATCAGGGCTGGCGGCCCAAGTCGCAAAAGTTGCGCGGCCGTCATGAAAATTCAGCCCTTCTTTGATTAGTCGGTTTTGAGAATCATATTCAGGTCCAAGGCCGGCTCTATCCCGAACTTTTCGGAATAACGTATCTCTGTTGTGATCGTTAAGTCCGCCAAAAATCCGTGGTTCATACTCGAGCTCCATAACTAATTTAAGAATTTCCCGAGCTCTTGCAGACAAGGCCACGTCTCTTCTTGACAATGTTTTTGTAGCCTCCGCCGGCACATGTAGCACATTGTCACCTAACCAAGAATATTCAATCTTTAAAAGCTCCCCTGCTCGCATTCCTGTTTGACAACTAAAAAGGAAGGCTGCTACCGCAAGTTGCATTTTGTTCTTTGGCACTGTGTGGCCGTCCCAACCGCTAGCCTGCAAAAGTTTCTCTATATCCTCGTCTGAAGCAACTCTCTCGCGGTGCTCTGGCTCCCGTGGTTTCTCCACACCCCGGCAAGGATTCACATCTGTGAGTTCGTTTTTAATAGCAAATTGAAAAACGTCAGAGAGAATTGTCAGCTCTCTATTAACAGTGGACGGTGAAATATAGTTGTCTCGGTTTTTGGCACGTTCGCTGAGGCGACGTTCAATGTAGTTCTCAATCGTTCTGTTTGTAAAAGAAGATAGAGTTTTAGCCGCCAGTTTATCTCTCTGGAGGCGTCTCAGTCGGATTTCTTCTGTACGTTTGGAGCGTTTCTGTGAAGTGACTTCGCTGATGTATTCGTCAATCAGCGCGGC